TGAATATCCTAAAGATAATCCGTTTTTATTTTTTAATTCAACTTTTTCTACTGTTTGTACGCCTGTAACACCTGCTATTAAATTAGTAATTTCAGATATAATAATAGGTTGATTGACTTGCCATTTATCTATGTTAAAATAATTTTTTAATTCAGTTATACATTGAAGAATTACTTCTTGATTATTGTAACTTTTAAATGCAGTAATTTCAAAATCTAATCCAAAATTAATTACAAATGCATCTTTAATATTAATGGCATCTGTTAACATTCTATATTGTTCTAAATAAGTAGCTAAATTAGTTTTAGTAGCTTGATTTAGAGTAGTTAAATGTTTAGATGAATTATATCCTAAAGTATATAAATTTAATGCTAAAGGATTAGGTATACGTTCAGGTTCTGTTAGAAGTGGTGAAGATTGATCATCTTGGATAATATAAGCTTTAGCTATTCTGCCTAATTTAGGAGGTAAAGATAATGTTCTAATGAGATAATCTTCTTTTGTTACTGCTCTTTGTTGAGCAGAAAAATTAGCCATTGTATTTAATCTAATATCTTCTATTGAATCACCCTCTCCCCCACCTTTTGCTGCTTCTTTATTAGTAGAAGCTACTGAAGATTTAATAAATTTTAACATTGAAGTATCTAGCTTAGGCTTATTAGATGAAAATAAAGTTTCAACTTGAGTAATTGTATTTGAATTAACATTTGCTCCCAAACCACCCCCTACTAAATAGGTTACTGTTAATGTAGTATTAGCAGGTACTTGGCCATAGGTTCTGGTATATAAAAAATTAGAAGGGTCATAAGCTTGGTTTAGTGATGATCTTCCATCTTTAATTCCTAAACCAATATTATCCGGATTAGGGATAATTTCTTCATCAGCTTTATCACTTATACCCGCACCAAATTGGATTTCTAATTGATTATTAGTTTTAAATCTAGATATAAACCGTCTTGAGGATCTTTTTAATTTTAAAAGATAAGGTGTTTGTTGATTATATTGTTTTAATTCAGGGTCATTTGCTCCTGTGTTTTCAATTTCCTCAAAAATTGTATCTTGAGCTAAGTAAGGAACTTCATAATATTCATTTTCTTCACTATCGATTACTGATTCAATTGATATAATATTATTATTAAATAATGTTAAAGTTTTAAATTGTTCAGGTGCACCTATAGTAAATGTTTGAGTTTTTATTTCACCCGAAATTGCTTTAGTGGATTTTTTTAATAAATAATATTCAGGTTGGTTAGCATCATTATATTGATATATACTTACATTTGTGGGAGAAAATGAACTAGAAAAACTAAAATCAACTTGATTATTTATATAGAAAATAGGACCTTCAGTTGATTTAAAAGTTGAATTTTCATTTACTTTTAAAGCATAATCGTAATCAGGTTCAAAAGAACCATTTATTTTTTTAGAGGGTACTAATTGAAATATCTCTAAATCTGTAGATGCAGCTGATGTTGCTTTAGGTTTATAACCCATAGCATAAGCTAAATTATATAAATTTTCCTTTTCTTGAGCTAATGTTAAAAATGATTCACGTAATTGAGTATCAGTATAAAATGATAAAACATCACCAACATAAGCAGCCATTTCAAGAAACATCATCCCTGGATTCCCCTCACTAAAATCATTAAAATTATTTGGGAAATATACTTCCGCAAATTCCATTAATTGATTTTTAAAAGAATTAAAATCTTTATTAAGATATTTTACATCTTTATCTTGTGTTTTATTTGATACTTTATTATATGCCATTATTGAAAGGTTGTAGTTAGAGCATCTGTAGATCCATCTGTTTTAAATCTATAAGCTATTGTTATATATACTTTGTTTTCTTTATCTATAGAACCTACTGAAACTGATATTAATATAATTTCTGGGATATAAAAATTAATTTGAAAGTTGATTTTTTCTTCTAATTCTTCTTTATTGATACTTTGTTCAAACAATAATTTTTTTACTCCTACACCAAAATCAGGCTCATTTACACGTTCACCTTGTTCAGTTAATAATAAATTAATTAAATTACTTTTAACTTGTTCTTTAATTGTTTGAGTACCTTTAAACATATTAACTTCATCAAGAGGAAAAGCAACCCCAATAGTAACGTTTTTGTTAATATCTAGGGGGTTAATTCTTCTTTTTCCATTAATATATGCCATATTTATTTTTTATTTTTTTTATTATCTATAGCCCGCATTAATTCACGATAATCTCTATTTACTACATTTGAAATTTCAGTAGGCATTGGTGTTTCTGGGATTAATGTTGATTCAAGATTAGTATTACCTTGAGCTGTTTCATTTAATAAATCATTTAATGCTCCATTAGAAGTAAATTGTTGAGAAATAGATTTACCCATGATTTTTTCTTTTAAAGATGATTTTACACTTGCAGGAATTGGATTACCCATTCCAGTAGCTGTTATATTACGTTGTGTTGGTTGGTCTACAATTGTAGATTTAAATTCATCACGTAAATCTTCTTTAAGTGTTTTAATTTCACGTCGAAGAGCATAATCTATTTCTTCTCTTACAACTTTTCTAATTAATTTTTCGAAAACTGTTGCTTTCATATTAAATAATGTTTGTTAATAAATATAATTAATTTGATTCTTTATAACGTCTATATCCTATTGTTTCAAAATTAGCGTTATATATTTTTTCTATAATTTCGTCTTTACCACCTTGTTCTAATCCATTTATAACTAAATTCAAAACACCCTCATTAATACTACCATCAGTATTAACAGGATTTGATGGTAAATTACATTGAGCTTGATAAAATAAATATAAGTTCTCTAATATACTTAATAAAGGTGTAATAAGATTTTTAACAAATTGTAAAGCTGCGATAGCTGCATCTATAAGAAGAAAGGGGGCAGCAAGCATTTTAGAGACATTTTCTATTGCTTTAACAAAAGATTTTGTAGCTTTACTCATATTTTCAATTTTTGATTTAGCTTTATCTATTAAATCTGATAATTTTTTTATACCAAAACCATTTGCTGCTAATCCTGTGAAAAAATTTAGTGCTTTAGGTAATACTTTTGCAATTATTTCACATATTAAAATTATTTTACCTAAAAGAATTAATAAATCACCTATTTTTCCCATCCATTCTGTAATTTTATTTAATTTTGCTTTTAAAGCTTCTAATTTTTGTATACCTTGGTCTAATTTATTTTTTATATTATTTAATTTATTTTTAAATTTATTAAAATTTTTATCTACAAGATTTGCAGTTTCTGTACTGCATACATTTGATTTAATTTGTGATGTGATTTCTTCTTGAGTAGGAAGTTGTTCTTGAAGTTTAGCAAGATTTTTACTTTTTTCTTCTTTAAGTTTATTTTTTACATCAAAAATAGCTTTATCACTTTGGTTCAATAAATTTCTTATAGCTTCTACCATTATACTATTTTTATACGTTTACTTTTAATATCTTTTATGTCAGTTTTTAATTTTTCAACTTGTTGAACTCTTAAAGCTAACATAGATTCATTGTCAGGATGTGGTGAAGTTTTTCCTTCTTTACCTGCTGTATATGCTACTTTATATTTAATATCATTCATTAATCCCTCCATCATATCTAATAATTCTATCAACCATTCTTCAGTTTTATCACCTAATAAAGCAGAATCTATAGGGTAATTTCCATTATCTTGTAATCCTAAATAAATATTAGGAGCATTTACTACAAATTTATTTTCTTCATTATTTCCAGTGTCAAAATGGAAACTACCATTAGTACTAAATCCTATAGCTTTATTTGAAAATAAAAGAATAGAATCATCTTTAGCATTAAATAAAATTCTATCTGAATTTATTATTGCTTGTTTGCCTTGGTATATATTTGGTTGTTCTGGTGTGTAACTCATTATGATGGTACTTTAGATTGATCTGCAGATGTTATAGAAGTATAAATACTATCTCCATTATATGCTGTTCTTAAAGTTGTATTATTTGTTGCTAATAATTTACTTTTTCTATTAAAATTAGAATATGATATATGAATCCAACTACCCTCTCCTTTTTCAGGAAATTCCCAAATTATTTGATCATATATTGGAATATTATTTACAGCCCAATTAAATACTTCAGACGTATTTCTACTTGGTACTTGAATATCTAATGCTTCACCTTTAGTATGCTGAGAACCATCTGCCCCTCCTATTTTTTTATTTAAAATATTACTTCTATACCCTGAAGATATAACCATATCTCCATATTGTCTGTAAATTAGATCCCCTATATTTTCCATTAAATTTTTAAGATTTTGAATTATAATAGATTTATTAGGATTATTATCTATACCTGGTAGGTTATTAATTCCTTGATTTACAGCTGTATTAGAATAAATTAATTGAGACAAATTAAAATAACTTCCTATTCTTTCTTGAGTATTTATTGGACCCGTTGTAGGGGTTTCTTTATAACTAGTTCCTAATGATAAACTACTTCCAGGAGATATTTGTTGATCTTCTGTTCTATCTTCTATTTCTGTTACAGAAAAGTTCTCACTATTTGCTATAAAATTATCAAATGGAGTGGGTTGTGGTTTTTCTTCTTCAGGATTTGGTGGAGAATTTAAAATTGGAGGATCAGAAATTGGGATAGGTTCTTGAATAGGGAGGGGATCTGGTTGAACTATTATATTTAATTTTGGGTTAGTCAATACAGTATCTAGATCTTCTGGTAATTCTAATTTAGCTTGGTATGATTGAAAATTAGTAGATGCTACTCTAAAATCAGCTAATCTTTGATTTGAGGTTAAGTATATAGAGGTAGCATCATCATTTAAATCTTCTATTGTAGGTACCCATCCTTTATCATCTAATTCATTTGATTGACCATTTCGTATAATAGTAATAGGATCACCCACATTTCCTGTAGTACTCCAAATATTATTAGCTTCATCGGGGATACTTTCACCAATATTAGTAGATCCTAATCTTATAGAATTACCAAATCTACCTTCTAATATATAATCTCCTTCGTAAGGTAATAGTGGTTTTATCTTTAATAATTCTGAAAAATAATTACCCAAATTAATATCTGTACCTTCATCTATAACTTGTCTTACTATACCATTTTCGGTTTGTTGGTAATCTTGTTTAGTATCTGATTCTTTTAAACCTTTAAGAGATGGCAATGCATTATGATGTGGGTGATTCCATATATTTAAAGGAGGTAAATAATAATTAGTTGAAATATCTTTATTATTATAAATAGATTTATCTTTAGATGGTAAAATTAAAACTATTTCATTTTTTAAAGGATAATATTTAGTATTAGAAAATATAGGTCTTGCAATATTTGCTGTGTTAATTTCTTCATTAGGGGTATCATTTTCTAAAATAGTATAAAATATAGTTCCTACAGAATCATACCCTCCAAATTTTTTAGCAGTTTCAGAAGTACCATCTAAAATTATATCAAGAACTCTAACAGCTGTTAGTTTTTGCCCTTTTCCATCAGTAGATTGATTTGGGTTATTTTTTTGTGTTGTTGACATTTTCTACTTTTTCTGTTTCTTCTATAATATCTTGTAGTTGATTCATTTCTTCTTCAGTTAACATATCTCCACCTCCACTAGTAGCATTACCAGTAGATAAACGTTGTACAATAGCTGCCATTTTTAATAAATGGTCATCATTTTTAACGCTAATTTCCATATATTCTTTAATTAATGGAACAACAACAGTAGCGTCTCCTAAATTTTGGATGAGGGGTCTTAATTCAGCTATAAGCTGACCAATTTGTTTACCTTTTTTTTTCTGATTAGTGTGGATTTCTTTAAGAAGATCAGAAAATGTTTTATCGTCAAATATTACTTGGCCTAATGGA